ACGCCCGCCCTGACCTCGGTTGCCGGTGTCCACTCGCTCGCCGCGACAGACCTGGCGGCCGGTCAACCCGTTCTCGGCGCACCCGCCATTGGGCAGACGCACATCCTCACGGCCACCGGGGTATCCACCGGGGTTCCGGTCCTCGGCACTCCTGCCGTAGGCCAGACGCACGCGCTCACTGCCAGTGGTTTGGCCGCTGGCACGCCGGTCCTCGGCACGCCCGAGCTCGCGTCGATGTCCAACGTCAACGCGCTCACGGCCAATTCTCTCGCGGCGGGGGCTCCTATACTGGGCACTCCTGCCATTGGTCAGAAACATGCGCTGACGGCCACGGGGTTGACTGCGGGCGCCCCCGTCCTGGGTTCTCCCGCTGTGGGCCAGGAACACGCGCTCACCGCGACCGGGTTGACGGCTGGCGCTCCGGTGCTTGGCGTCCCGTCGTTGACGCAGGCCGTCGCGCTCGATGCCGTCGGGTTGGTTCTTGGATCGCCCGTGCTCGGCACGCCTGCCGTCGGCCAAAAGCACGCGCTCTCGGCTGTTGGGCTGGTCACTGAGGGTCCCGTTCTCGGCTCGCCCGTTCTCGGGTCGTATTCGCTGATCGACCCGGCCGAGGTCGCGCAGATCGTCCGCAGCGGCACGAGGATGCGTGCGGCCAGCCTGGCGGCACGGCACAAGGAAGTCGCCGCCTCAACCCGCCATAGGAGTGTTCAGCATGCAATCTCTTGAGCCCAAAGATCCGGCGGAGGCATACGCCATCGAATTTAAGTTCGACCGCGTGCTGGCGGCGGTGACGAACGCGACATGCACGGTGTCGCTGCTCGCCGGGACGGACGACGACCCGGACGCGCTGCTCTCAGGGCCTCCGCAGCGCAACGGGGCGAGCGTTTACCAGCGCATCCAGAGCGGCGTGGCCGGGTGCACGTACAAGTTGCGCTGCGAGGCGACGGACGGGACGGAAACGTATGTGCTGGCGGCCAGCATTGGAGTGGTGAGGGCGTGAGCCATTGTCGGCGTGAGTTGAAGCGGAAGCCCGACGCGAACCTGACGGGCGAGAGGTAGCAAATGGAAATTCCTGCGGAACTCTTGGGCATCGGCGTCACGGCTGGGCTTGCCGGGGCCGGCATCTTCGGTGCCGTGCTGCGGTGGTCGATCATCCGCAACATCGACCAGTTGGATGAGAAGATGGAGGCCATGAAAACGATGGTCGCGCAACTTGCCGACAACCTTCACCAACTTCGAGAATCAGCCGTGACGAACCCGGAATGTGCCACATGCCGCCGCGAGTGTCAGGACCGCCTCGTCACCTACCAGTCCGATGTGTTGACCTGGCTCCGACGCCAGGACGACAAGGCCGACAAACTCCTCATGATGATCGCCAATCTGAACAACGGTACCGGGGGCGTGAAGTGAACTGGCCGCAATTCTACTCGTTCCTCCTCGACCGCGAAGCCCGCGTCGTCCATCAAGATCCGCGAGATCCTGGCGGGATGACCGCATGGGGCATCAGCCGCCGATACAACCCGAAGTGGAAAGGGTGGGAGCTGGTGGACCAGGGCATCGTTTCCGGCCAGCAGTTCGAAGCCGCCGTTGAATTGTTCTACCTGGCGCTGTGCCGGTACTACTGGTCTGTGATGGGCGAGCGGCTGCGAGAAGCGTTTTGCGATGCGCTGGTGAACATGGGGCCTGGCAAGAAAGGGGATAAGGTTTTGGGCGCAGTTGAATTGTTGCAACACGCCATGAACCGACTCGCGGGGTCGGACTATGTCGAGGTTGACGGGGTGTTTGGTCCGCAGACCCGGGCCGCGCTGAAGACTGTTGACCGCTCTGCACTGGCTTATGCCTTTTGTGCCCTGCGCTGCGCCGAATATGCCAAGCGCGACGGGGCAAAATATTACCTGTCCGGGTGGGTCAGGCGTGTTGGGTTGCTCATGGAGGCGATGTGATGCGCTGCCGATGCTGCCAAGCCTGGGTCGCACCCGAGTGGTTCATCAAACTGATCGAGTTCGGCGTGATTGTGCTGGCCGTCGTCATGGGTGCATGGCTCGCGGCGGGTTGCTCGACAATCTCCGTGTCAACTCCCGAGGGCTACACGGCAAGCTATACGCGCATCGGGGACCAGGAAATTTCGGGGCTTCGCTTTGAGCGCGACGCGACAGGGTTGACCCGCATCGTCTTGGATAAACAGACCAGCAAGTCGGACATCGTCCTGGATGCGCTGCGGGCGCTGGTCGAGGGGGCAAAATGACCGGACTTCCTGACGGGTGGCACGACATGCCGCTCGACGCCGAGCGGTGGGAAGCCGAGATGCGGGCCGCGTTCAAGTGGCCGATGCGCATCGTCGTCGGAGTCGCGGTTGTACTGCTGGCCGTCGCAACCTGGGCGGTGATGTGATGATCCCCGTCTGCTTCAAACACTTCAAGGCATGGGACCGCACCCTGCTCGTCTCGCTCCGCACCGCCGGGATGATGGAGGTCGAGATCGAGGCGCAGGGCAACGGCTGCGGACGTGCCGGGGCAGAGGGCAAGGCCGTCCCTGACAGCCTCCTGTGGCTCTCCATCCGCAACATCTGCAACGTCCACGACGTTGACAGCGACCACGTTTGGCACATGGCCCTGCGCAAGATCGAGCGCGGCGAGATGACGCCGGCCGAGGCCGAGGAGTGGCTGGACCGTGCCGAGGTGTGCGTGGACGGGATGTTCGGCAGCAATCTCAAGACGGTCATACACCTGGAGTCCGCGACATGGCTGACCAGATACCCGCGCCAGAAGTTGGCGAACCTGTATTTCGGCGCAGTGCTGGCGATGGACGTGCTGTCCGTGCTCAAGGTGGCGAGCTTCGATGACATTCCGCGCATCGGCGCGAAGGAGGTGGCGGCATGCTGACCGAGTCGCAATGCAAGTGGCTATTCCGTGGCACGGTCATCGTGTGCATCACTGCCATCGTGGTCACCGCGCTCATCGTGCGGACGCCGCTGGCAGAGTTGTGGGATGCGCTCAAGCTGATCGCCGCGTCGGCCATTGGAGGATGAATTTATGAAACGACTATCAAAGGTTTTGGCCGAAGGAAGCGACGGGTCGCACTGGTTTTTCTGCCCTGGTTGCGACTCTCCGGTCAGAATCAAAGGGTGGCAATTCGACGGCAATGTTGAGGCACCTACATTCTCGCCATCGGTCCTGACAACGATGCCAGACGGTAACGGGCAGTATGTCTGCCACTCGTTCATTCGGGGCGGGAAGATCCAGTTCTTGAGTGACTGTACTCATGAACTGGCCGGACAAACGGTTGATTTAACAGAGATCCCAGATTGGCTCTTTGACGAATAAATTTCGGAGTCGTCAACTCCAGCCCGTGGCCCCGTGCGGAGGTGATCCAGCAATCTACCTGTGTGCGGTGTGTCGGACCAAGACAGGGTTTTCGTCATAACCGGGGTCACGGCAAATTTTTCGGCAATCTCTCCCCATGCAGGTGGAGCACCCGACGCCCGGGGCGGGCGGCCTTAAGAAAGCGGCCCGCCCCAACTCCAAAAGGAGGCCGATTGAATCACGCCAAGCGCAAGCGAATGAAGGCGAAGCTCGGATACAGCGCGACGAGGACGTCGGCGATCATGTGCCAGGAAAAACGCAACTGCAGGAAGAAATACAAGCGCGGGCAGATCCGCGAGGAGCGACCGGATGGGGATATCTGACGACGTGAGAAACATGCTGCTCGACATGGGCCAGCCGGTGACGTGGGCGACACAGGCCGAGCCGTGGAACGCCAAGAGCGTCCCGGCCCTCATCGCCGACCAGCCCGAGGGCAAGACCGACGTGTCCGGGCGCCTCCAGCGCGTGGCCCAGATCCGCGTCAGCAAAGCCGACGTGCCGGCCATCACCTACCGCGACACGTTCACGGAGGCGGACGGCACGGTCTGGACCGTGGTCGACATCAACCGCCTGATCAACGACCGCACAGCGGGCACCTGGCGCGTGATCTGCGAGACCGGCGTGAGGGGCAAGAAGTGAGCGAGTTTACACCCGACAGCTATGTCACCACGAAGAAGTGGGTCGAGCGCGAAGTGGATGGCGAATTCAAGCTCGTCATGAAACAGCGCCGCAACCCCGTCTACTTCGACAAGGCTTTCGGCGTCCGCATCGACGTCCTTGATGGCGGCGGAGAGTACCTGCGGCACCTGGCCAAGGAATTCCCGCGCGAGTTCAACCGCGCCCTCAAGTCCATCGGCTATCAGTTGCGGGTCAAGATGCTGACGGCCCTGCGCCAGGGCGGGTCGCGGTCGGCCAAGTGGCAGAAGATTTCCGGCGTCAAGGAGCAGCAGGACGCCGCAGTCAAAGGCGGAGAGCGCCTGCGGCGGACACGGGCCCGTTCGTTCTACGGGCAGCTCGGCAGGGCCGGGGGCCAGGCTGGAAAGTCCCCGATCGCCTACGTCGTCAACAAGGCCGACTCGACGGTCAAGGTCGGCTGGATGTCGTTCCAGTCCAGGAAGCTCGCGGCGAAGATCCAGGAGGGGTTCGACATCCCGGTCACGACCAGGATGCGCAAGCACTTCTTCGCGTCCGGACTGGGCCTCGACAAGTCGACGATCAATGTGCCCGGCCGCCCACTCGTCCAGCCTGTCTGGGATGACGACGGCAAGGAACTGCTGCGCAAGTTCGAGCTCAGGATTCACGCCTACGTCCGGGGCTTCTCGGGCAAGGCCGCAACCAAGTACGTGAGGGAATCCCTGTGATCACGATTTCGGATCTGCTCAATAAATTTCACGACCATCTCTTGGCGGACACGGTGCTGACTGCGGCTTTTGTCACGGAGACGGACGCCGCGCCGACCGTGATCATCGGCGAGGACGCCCGCAACATGCCCGGCCCTGATGACGCTCCCTGCATCGTCATCACTCCCGGCATGAGCCGCGGCGGACAGGAGACGGCCGAGTACGTGTACTCGATGTCGGTGGACTGGCTGATCTCCGACGACTCGGTCACCGAAGGCGTCCGGTCGAAGAAATACGACGGCACGCTCAAGTCGGACCGGCTCGGCGAAGCGATATGGAAGAGCCTGTGCGGGGCGTCGTCGAACATCGCCCTCTCGGACAGGACATACGCGGTGGCTGCCCTGGAGCAGTTCCCGCTGGTCATTGGCATGATGGACATCACAATCAACGTGCCCCAGCTCATCGGGGCGGAACTCACCCTCTAGGAGGTGCCCCATGGCACAGGCAAAAGGCTCACTTTCCCAACTGGTCCTCGACTTCGAAACGACGTTCGGCTCTGACCCCGGCACCAAGGCCGGCAAGAAAATGCCGTTCAACGACGTCAGCGTGTCCGGGTCCCAGGCGCTCAACACGGCGCAGACCATCCTCAACGGCCGCAACCCGACCATGCCGTTCGCCGGCAACAAGGAAGTCGGCGGCACCATCGTCGTGCCCGTCGACCTGACCGCGTTCCCCTGGTGGCTGCGCGCGGTCTTCGGCGCGCCGACGACGACCGGCGCCGGCCCCTACACCCACGTGTTCAAGGTCCCGACCGCGCAGCCCAGCATGGTGCTCGAAAAGAAGTTCGATTTCGGCACCAGCCAGACCTACATCAAGGCCAACGGCTGCAAGGTCGGAAGCCTGGACATCGCGTTCGGCGGCGACGGCGAGCTGACGGCATCCCTGGAGATCGTCGGGGCGTCCGAGGCTGCGCCGAACTCCACGCCGTACGCTGCGAGCCCGACGGCCCTGACCCTGGCCAGGCTCGGCAACTTCCAGGCGGCCATCCTCGAAGGCGGTTCGGCCATCTCGACGGTGACCGATCTGAAGCTCAAGCTGGGCTGCAACCTCGACACGAGCTCGCGGTGCATCGGCGGGGGCGGCGTCCTCGCGGATCTGCCCGAGGGCGTGGTCGAGGTCTCCGGGTCGCTGACCGCCCTGTTCGACGCCACGACCCTGCTGACGAAGGCCGCAGGGCTGACCGAGTCCTCGCTCGCGGTCACGCTGACCAGCGGGACGCACAGCCTGAAGCTCGAAGTCCCGGAGCTCCTCTATTCGCCCAAGTCGCCGGGCATCAACGGGCCCATGGGCATCAAGCAGGACTACAGCTTCCAGGGCTACTACGACAACGCGGCCGGGGCATCGGCGATGATCGTCACGCTGGTCAACGCCGTGGCGACCTACGCATAATAACCATCACCCTCGGGCGGTGGCGGACGCGGGGGCGGTAGTCGCTCCCCGTCCCATCGTCCGGATCAAAGGAGCGACACCATGTACGAAATCGAACTGCCTGAAAGCGGGACGACGCACCCCTTGAAGTCACTGACCAGGAAGCAGATCAAGGCCGTCGAAGCGATGACCAAGGAGCTCTTGGCCGGTGCTTTGTCCGCAACCGAGTATCAGGACAAGGTGCTGTCCATGGCCTACCCGGAGCTGACCCCGGAAGTCCTCGAAGACTGGGCCGGTGCCGACGCCGCGCACCTGGCCCGCGTCACGGCCGACTACTCGATCCTGGGCCCGGCATCCGTAAAAAACTTGTTAAGGTCCTGCAGTGGCACGGCGACGGCCTAACTTACTGTCGGACCTGCATCAAGGCAGCCGAGCAGTCCGGAGCTCGGCGGGACTGCGCACGGTGCTCAGGGAAATGCCCGGATCTGGACCCGGAGAATGCGCCGGCATGGGCTCTCTGGCTCGCGGTGCAGACGCAATGGCGCCAAGGTTCCGGCGGGCCGACCGGGCTGGACTACCAGTCCGTCTGGCTGGTGGCCGAAGCCATGGACGTCGAAATGCACGCGGCGAACGTCGGTAGGATCAGGGCCCTGGAACGCGAGGCCCTCAACAGCATGAGAGAGGCGACATGAGCACTGCGACGACCCAGATCATCATCAGCGGCAAGGACCAGCTCTCCGGAGTGGTGGCCGACGCCGGGCGCAGGCTCGGGACCGAGCTTCAGTCCATGCAGCGCAATGTCCTCAGCCTCCAGAACGCATTCATGGCGCTGGCCGGGGCTGCAGCTCTCGGCCAGGTGCGCCAGGCCTATTCCGATTACGACGCGTCGCTGCGCGACATGGTCAAGGTCACCGACGAGTCGCAGTCCGCGATCGCGGCGAAGATGAAGGCGATCCCGGCGGAGCTCGGCAACACGACCGAGTTGATCCAAGGCTACTACCAGGTCATTTCCGCCGGCATCACCGACCCCGTCAAGGCCATGGAAACATTGACGGACTCGGTCGAGGCGGCGAAGGCCGCACACCTGGGCCAGTCTGATGTCATCAAGGGCATCACGAAAATCATGGCCGGGTACGCCGGCGACGTGAAGTCGGCGGCCGAGGCGGCCGACCTGCTCTTCACGATCGAAAAGCAGGGGCAGACGTCGTTCGCCGAACTCATCCCGGTCATCGGCGACGTGTCGGCCGTGTCCAAGCAACTCGGCGTGGACCAGACCGAGATGGGCGCGGCCCTTGCGGCCGTGACGCAAACGGCAGGGAGTACGAGCCAGGCGGCGACTCAGTACCGCATGATGCTGGTCAACCTCATGAAGCCGACCAAGGACATGCGGGAAGCCCTGGACGGCATCGGCGCCAGCTCCGGCCAGGTGGCCATCGAGCAATACGGCCTTGCCGGGACTCTACAGCGCCTGCAGGAGTATGCCCAGAAGTCCGGCGTCTCCGTGGCCAAACTGTTCGAGTCGTCCGAAGCGCTGCTCTCCGTGGCGGCGCTCTCGCGTGGCGAGTTCGCGCAGTACAACATCAACCTGCAGGCCATGGAGACGAGGGCCGGGGCGGCTGACAAGGCGTTTCGGGAATGGAAGACGTCCACGCAGGCCGTCGACGACCTGTTCCGCAATACGATGACCAACACGCTGATCAAGATCGGCGAGCAGGTTATGCCGACCGTCAACGTCGCGGTCCAGGATTTCGCCGAGTATGTCGGCCAGCACGGGGACGAGATCGCTGGCGTGTTCGGCGAGATGGCCGAGTACGGCAGGCAGATCGGATCGGCCATGGTCCCGGCTATCAAAGAAGTGGCGAACGTGCTGGGCAGGGACATTATCCCGGCCGTCGCCGGGGTCGCCAGAAGCGCGAGCGACCTCCTGAGCCTCGTTCCGGCAGACTATCAGTCGTCTGTCGGCGGAGGGCTGATAGGCTACGCGCTCCTTGGCCCCAAGGGCGCGCTCATCGGCGCGACGATCGTCGGCATCAAAGAGGCCCTCGATGATCTATGGGGCGACGAGGCGGCGTCCAAACAGGGCGAGAGCATAGACCGCGTGCTGCTGGCTGCAGAGAAGCGGCTCGAGGCCGCGCAACGTCGTTTGCGGCAGGCAGAAAAACTCCCGGGCAACAACTCCAGCGCGCTGAGTTCAGCGCAATCCGACATCGACCGCGAGACGGCGCTGATAGGCCGGCTGAACGCTGCCAAGGCCAAGGTCGCCGGGGTCCAAAAGACGTTTTCAGACACCTGGGGGGAGATAGAGCGCAAGTCCATGACCGGCGTCGCAGCGGTTGCGGCCGCGGCCCCGGCAATCGTTGCTCCGCCTGCAGCGGCAATCACCACGCTCGGCAGTTCCGCCGAAGCGGCCCTCGCCAAGGTCCGGGGCGAAATCTCCAAGCTCTCCATGACAGAGGCCCAGTACGAAAAGTTCAAAATCTCCGAGGAGTACGCGAAGCTGGCCAAGGAGCTCGGCGCGGCCAACCCGGCTTTAAAGGAGTGGCTGGCGCTCAAAGAGCGCGAATACAGGCTGAACCAGGCGGCCAAACTTGAGCCCTACCAAATCACACAACTCGAACAGATGAACCGTGGAGATATGTTCTTCGGCAAGGCGGCCGCTGACAAGCGCGGCCTCGACATGCTCGAGGACCAGGGCCGCGAGAACCTGCAACTCCAAACCGAGTTCGCCGACAAGTACAAGGAGATCGTCCTGGGCGAGACGGCCTTCAAGATGGAGCAGATCCGCCTCCAGGGTGAAGCCTACGTCAAGGGCGGCGCCGACGAGGTTGCCGTCGCGCAGTGGGCGGCCCAGGAAAAACTCGCCGTCTCCCGCGAGTGGGCCGACGGCGCCCGCCGCGCCCTGGAAGAGTACGCCGACAGCGCGACAAACCTCGCCGCTGGCGTCGAGTCCGCCGTGACAAACGGCTTCAAGGGCATGGAGGACGCGCTGGTCGATTTCGTGGCGACGGGCAAGCTCTCGTTCAGCGACCTCGCGGATTCGATTATCCGCGACTTGGCCCGCATCGCCGTGCAGCAGTCCATCACCGGGCCGCTGGCCAAGGGCCTGGAAGCGGTCGTTGGCGGGATGTTCAGCGGTGGGGCATCCTCCGCATCTCTCACGGGTTCATCGTCCACCATCGCCTTCTCGGGCGTCTCATCCGCCAAGGGCAACGTGTTCGACTCTCCCGGCCTGTCCGCCTACTCCTCGTCCATCGTTGACCGCCCGACCGTCTTCCCCTTCGCTCGCGGCATCGGGCTCATGGGCGAGGCGGGGCCCGAAGCGATCATGCCGCTGCGGCGCGGCCCGGACGGCACCCTTGGCGTCAAGGGCGGTGGCGGGTCAAGCGTCGTCATCAACATCATCGAGAGCCAGGGCAAGGGCGGCCAGCAGGAGCAACGCCGCGACGGTGATGTAGATGTCATCGACGTCTTTTTCGACATGATCGACACCCGGCAGGCCCAGGGCATCATGAACGGCGGCACCAAGACCTCGACGGCCATGAGCCACGTCTTTGGTCTCAACCGCGCAAACGGGGCTTTGCGATGAACCCTTGGCATCCGCTGCTCCCCCTCCCGCAGGCTCAAGGCTACGCGCTGGACCCCCAGGAGCATGTTGTCCGGACACAGGAGTTCGAGGCTGGCCCGGCGGGCGTCGCCCGGCAGCGGTATTCGGTGCCCAACGACATCGTGGACGTGACGGTCAAGATGAACGGGCGCCAGCTTTCCATCTTCCGAACCTGGTATCGCCATGACACAGGAGCCCGCTGGGGCCACGGCTGGTTCGAGGCCGCCCTCCTGACGCATGGCCTCACCCCAATCACGGTCCAGGCCCGGTTCGCCGGCGCCTGGAAGGCGGAGATGCGGAACCGGAATCAGTGGATCGTCGCAACCAAACTGGAATTGAGGTACTAGCATGCCGACCTGGCCAGCCACTCTCCCCGCCCCGCTGATCGACGGCTACACACTCCAGCCCTTCGACAACTGCACCCGGTCCCCGATGGAATCCGGGCACCAGCGCGTGCGCCTGGAGTTCGAGGGCGACAAGGACTTTCTGACCGTCAACTGGCTGATGACCGGCGACCAGTTTGGGGCCTTCCGGGATTGGTTCAAGGACGACATCGCGGACGGGGAGGCCTGGTTCGACGCTGAAATGGACTATGACGGCGAAGGGATGAAAGCCGTGGAGGCCCGGTTCGCGGCCAAGTTCGCGGCCAAGCACGAACCCCCGTCCCGCTGGCGCGTGTCCGCAAAGCTGGAACTCAAGCACACACCGCTGACCGAGTTGGAGCAGGACAACGTCCTGGCCGGGATCGTCGAGAAGGATGTGGTCCTGCTCTGGGTTCCCGAGACGCAGGCAGACGTCCTGTCCTCCAAGATCGGGCCGGATGCTACGGCCGCGTACTCGGGAACGCAGCGCGACGAGAACGGCGTGGCGATTGGGACCTTTCCGGCCCTGCACAGCAAGGGCGTTTGGGTTGGGCCGGGATATAGCAACCTGTTTACGGCTGGTGAACCGACCGAGCAGACTAAAACCCTGACGGCGCAAAAATATACCGTCTGGTGCGACATCGGATCGGTCGTTTGTGGTGCATACGGCACTGCCACGGCAGCTGCCCCGCTCACGTTCACGGCCACGGCTGGAAACTGCACGTTCACCCCGTCCGGCGTCACGAAATGGATGCTGACGGCCACGGTTGCCCCCATGCCCTACGTCGCTCCCGGCGTCACCGTCGCCAGCGCCGCAGGCTCCACAACCAACGGCCTATCGTGGTCCATGAGCGCGGAGATGACCGCCGCCCTGTCCGGGGCTTGCACGGTCGCTGCGCTGGTGACGATGGGGGTGGGGAGTGCTGATTTGCTTGGAAACGCAACCCATATGCCCATTGTCGATGCGGGGGATTCCGCCGACAACACATATATCTTGTCGTTTCGAGGCGCGTCATCCGACGAGTTGCAATCAGCGCGAGTGTCTTCAAATGACAACACGAATTGGGCGGATGGGTCAGTCGGAACCGTTCGTGGCCCGTGGTCCCGCAACGAACAGCACCTCAAGGTCGTCCAAACAAACGCCGCCGCCTCGCAATTCCGCGTCGGCAACAAGCGACTTGGCATCGACTCCGCAATTCAGTGGGGTTCATGGGCTACCTACGACGGCTCGTTCAATCCGTTGACGCACCTCCGGGCCGCGTACTCCAACACCGTGCCCCTTTGGCTCAAGCGCGTGATGGTCTGCAAAACTGGCGGCCTGACCGAAAAACAGATCGAGGAGCGCATCTATGCCTGACCCGACCCTCTCCGAAGCCATCAAGGAGGCATACGCCTCCAGCCCCGCCGTCGCGGAGATCCACACGCTGGAGTTCCGGCATCCGAGCCTGACGGTTCCGATCCGCCTAGCCCTGTGGCCCGAGAACTTCACGGCCTACCTGGAGGCGGACGCGCCGGCCAACCCCGGGGAAGAAGTGACCTTCTCGAAGTACCGCTTCGATTTCAAGAAGCCCAAGATTTCCCCCGATGGCGTACCGACGATGGACATCACCATCGACAACGTCTCCCGCGTCATTGGTGACGCCCTGGCCACGGCCACGCAGTCCACCACCCCCGTGGAAATGACCTACCGGGAATACCTGGCCAACGATTTGAACGGCCCCCAGAACGATCCGCCGATCACGCTCCAGGTCATCGACGCGACGGCCGACCTGATGCTGGTCACGCTCACCTGTGGGGTCGAGAGCTTGATGAACCGCAAGTTCCCTTACGACACTTACACCGCGCAACGCTTTCCGGGACTGGTGGGTCAATGAGCGAGTTCGCCCAATAC